AAGCTACGGGCATGGTAGCAACTAGCATCTATTCTGTATATCGGCGGACTGCTCGTGCTGCGGCACAAAAGCGTGTCGTAAAACAAACAAGTACTGTCGACATTGAAAGAGCCAGGACAGATTTTGGTTATTTTTGTGAAGTTGTTGGCGATAAACCACCGGCAGATCACCACAAGGAGTGGCACAAATATCTTTGTACTGATGAGAACAGCGAATGTTTAATTGGTATTGCCGGACCCAATGTAGATATTTTGGCACCAAGGGGTAGTGCCAAATCCACGGTTTTAGGTCTATTCACTGCCTGGGCAATTGGAATACACGCTTTACACAAAAAACCTCTCAAAATTCTGTATATCTCTTACACCGTTGACGTTGCTCGTCCAAAAAGTGCAGCTATTAAACGAATCATTGAAGAAAGCAAAATTTACGGAGAAGTTTTTCCAACCGTAAAAATTGCAAAAGGTATCAACTCCAACGAATATTGGAGCATTGACTGGAAATTTGCAGGGATTAAATCTACCGGTGAAGAAGAATTTACTGTATGTTGCGCGGGTTTGAAAGGCGCCGTGACCTCAAAGCGTTCACATCTTTGCATTATTGATGACGCGATCAAATCTGCTGATGACATCAAAAACAGAGACATTCGTGCCGCGATGGAAGATAACTGGAATTCAGTTATTGTTCCTACAATGTTTGAAGGTGGCCGAGCAATTTGTCTTGGCACCAGATTTAGACATGATGATATTCATAACACCACTTTCATTCCGGCAAATGATTGGATTCAAATTGTTCAATCAGCCATCACAATCGATGAGCAAGGGGAGGAGCTGTCTTATTGGCCTGCACTTTGGTCTTTGGATTATTTGAGGGATCGTCGTAGGCAGGCCCCAATCGCATTTAGTTTTCAATATCAAAATCAAATTGTACAAACCAGTGAACTATCGCTGTCTCCCGATTTAATTGTTAAAGGTACAATTGCCACCCAATTTGATTCTTTGGGTGTCGGCGTTGATTTGTCGGCAGGTATTCGAGAGCAGAATGACTATACCGTGTTTACGATGGGTGGTCGTGTTGGCGACAGAATTCACATCATCGATTGCAAACGAATTCGAATGATGGGAAACCTAGAAAAACTTGAGGCATTAATGGAAATGATGGAAGAGTGGGGTGTCGTTCATAAAGACAACAATCGTTACTTCCCCACTGGTAGTAATATTGACATCTGGTCTGAAGCGGTTGCATATCAAGCTTCGCTTGAGGCAGACTTCAAACGGATTTGCCTTGGGGACCACGGACTTTATAACATGAATTGGCACGCGATCAAGGGATTCCGTGGTGACAAAGTGGCAAGATTCCGTGGCATCATGGGCTTGTTTGAGCAGCGAAAAATTATCTTCAATAAGTACAGGCGTTTTGGTTATCTGCAAGATGAGATCGTGAATTTTGGTGTCAGCTCTCACGATGACTGCGTTGATTCACTGGTTTGGTTGTGCAACGGTTTAATGACCAGAGGAAAGCTTCAGTTGGAGTTCTAGGTCAGATTACGTGGTATAAAGTATTTTGGACCTAGACTTATAAAATCACCCAATGTCCACCAGCTACTACAACGTCGAACTTGAACAGGATGTGTACGGCTCTGCCGTAATCCCGCTCCCCGACGAATTGTGTCATGACATGGCACTTCAACCTAACGAGCGATTTGAACTCGAAGTTGAAGATGACGTAATTACACTAAAACGCATTGCTGTTGGCTACGATATTGACGAGTAATCCCTAACCAACCATGAGCGACGGCAATAAAACTGTCCTTGACGACATTCTTAAGGCGGTCATAACTCGCGATGGTAGCGGCCCCGCAGACACGATGCTCGTCAACGCGCATCTTGGGCAGATGCGGATGTTTGGTATCCGACAAGGCGTTGAATTTTATCCAGAACAAGACAACCTCGGGACTCAGCGTTTTGATTTTATTCAACAAGTAATCAAGTTCAACAAACTTGATGCTCGCTTAGATTCGATTTGGGATCGCTTCTTATGTTATGGAAGAGGTCTGTTTTATATTCGTCCTACTAAGAAAACATATCGGCTTTATTGGTTCGATAAAGATTCGTATCGAACCTATTATTCACCAGATGGTGAACTAGAAGAAGTTATCATCATTTATCCATACAAAGTACGGTCCACCCGTGGTTTTCAGGGTGTTGGTCTAAACACGGATAAGCGCTACATGCGGCTTCGCATTACTGCTACTGAGATTGAGGAGTTTCACAGCGAGCAAGAAATTACATTTGATATGCCAACCATGGAGTTTGGCGTATTTGACAAAAAAACCGTTGTCAACACAATGGAATTTATACCGTGTGTTGAGGTTTTTAATAATCCAGATGCTTTTGGCACCGATGGAGCTGGAGAATTTGATTGGATGGCAAACCAAATCATCGCTCATGATGAGATGGTTAAAAATATCCGTGCCAACTTATCTTTCTTTGGAAATCCCACTCTCCTTTCGTCGAGACCTAAGCAAGACATCGTTGAAAGCGGGGATACCGATGTTGCACAACGTCCCAGTATTTCTAGTCAATCTGGTTTTCAGTCTGAATTTTTTCTTTCAAGTTCTACTTATAAGCAGGATAACGTAAATAGGCAACCTCCTGGCTACATTGGTAAACCAGGAAGTGGCATGAGGGTGCCCCGCGTCATCGCCAACCTGGAGCCAACAGATCGGGTTGGTTTTATTACACCTAATGCTGTCAGTACAGATCAAGCTAGATACGCAGAGCAATTACGAAGCGAGATCCGACTGGCATTGGGTGGCATTGATGATTTAAGCATTACAAACGTTACCGCTACTGAAATTAAATCGGCATATGGTCGCGTTAGTGCAACAGCAAAGAAGAAATGCTTGCAGCTCTATACGTATGGTATTTGCAAGTGTTTTGAACTAATGATTTTTCAGGAAGAACAAATTTTCCGGAAATCATTGGCTTATGCCTCTGGGATTAAATACCCTGCCCCACCTCAAGACCCGGACGATGAGGCTTCCGTTTTAAAATACGAAAAACAAAAATCAACTTACGAAAAGAAACTTCAAAAAGCTATTGATACTGCGCTTGAAACAAGAGAAATTCCTGACGGAGTTTTAGGTTTGGCTCCAGATGGCGATCGTACTGTTGCCTGGCGCTGGATGGGACCTGTTTATGAAGACACTGCACAAGATAAATTAAACCAGTCTATTTTTACCCGAAACCTACAAGAGTTAGGGGTTGATAGCATTGAAGCACTGAAGTATTTGTTCCCTTCAAAAACGGATGACGAAATCGCGGGCATGCTCTCGGGGTTCCCATTCCGGATGGTGGGGGAAGTACAGAGGGCCTACTCCGCATTTATTGACCTTGTCAATTTAGAAATGCGGACACCACATCCGCAGCAACCGAATTTACCGATGGCTGCGGATCCAAGACTTGATCTTACCCCCTTCCTTTACCGAACTCTCGAAAGCCTACAAAAAGAGGTAACCTATGCAGGCCGATACCGCAATGCCGACCCAATCGGCACCCCAAGTATCCCCGACCCAGCCGACCAGCTACGCGGCTCCAATGACCCAGACGGCGGCCCAAGCTCCGGCGGTGGCGACCAACTCTCAATGGGTGGCGCCTTACCAGCAGATGGTGGCCCCCGCCCCGCAAACCCAGGCCCAGATGGGGGTCCCCAGCTACCCATCAGCCCCTACAGCGTTTTACCCCCAAGCACCCCAGGCAGCCCCACAAGCGGCACCTCAGGCGGAGAATCCTTACAAGGAGGCGTTCAATCGGGTGGTGGGGCTCCTGAGTTCGCCCGTCCAATTCCCCTTCCAGGGTCAACAGTCGGCAGTGACTCAACCGGTAAACCCGGCCAGTTACGCTTCCCAACAGGCTCCCCAGTACAACAACGCGGGGATGCCGACCTCTATGCCTGGGACCAGCAACAACCAGGCTTACTCCAACGCTTATTCCCAACCTTCACAGGAAATCAGCCAGGACCAGCTTCTGGCAAACGGAGTAAGCCCGCAAAGTCTTGAGGTTATTAATTATTTTGGCGCGGACGTTCCCGCCATCCTTAATAACTATGCTTGCCAGCTGGAAGATGCGCTGATTCAAACCAATCAGCAACTCATGGAATCTGTGGGTCTTCTTCAGGAGCTTTCGAATGAGCACCGTGCTTATGAGACCATCCTGACCGATCCCGATGTCCTTGCCGATTATACCTGTGAGTTCTTCGGTGAGAATGGCCCCTATCCGATTCCCGATTCGGAAATTGGTTATGCCCCCGCTCAACAAGGTCAAGCTGTTGGTCAACAGTACCAGCGTCCGGCCGCTCCTCAGCGCCCTGAGATGCCTGTTCCTCCTCAACCTCAAGCGCAAGGCAATCCCATGGATTTCTGGAATAGCTTCGGCTCTCTGGCTGATCGGGATCCTTCGAATGCTTGGCGCTATCTGAATGCTGCTCAGTCCAATCCCGAAGTCTTCCGCCAGAAGCTTCTGGTGATGGAGTGATTATCGGTATTCTGAATAAACGCCATTTATCAGAAAAATAAGTAAATGTAAAATAAGGGGTAGCAACAGCTGCCCCTTTTATTTGTAATATTTATGACTGCTAAAAAGGAGAGCGCTGGTAAACGAACTGAGCAGTTTTTGGCGAAGATTGGTACCGCTGGCGGCCCAATTGGCTCTCCATTTCTTTTTAGTTTTGGTGCCGGTAATCTAATGCAACAAGTGCAAGCCGGTATGGTCGACGAGTATGCACCAATTAGAGCGCGTGGTGTCGCCCCTAAAATTGGGAATCCTAATGCTCCGCAGCCCCCGATGCCTAGCGACTTGGATGCGGCTTATTTAAAGTTAAATCTCCCTGGGTCCCCGCTTCCAAGAAACGGCCTCATGGCTGCTCAATTTATTGATTCAGCTGAATATACGCAAGATGCAATTGTTGCCAATGAGCAGCGTATGTTTAGTCAATTCATGCCGATGACTGGACAACTCCCGATGGGCATTCAACCCCCTATGCCTCAAAAGAAAGGTGGCCGCTGATGGACAAATCTAAAGCTAAAAAAGCTGTCAAAAAATCTGAATCTCGGAAACAAATGGCAGAAGCTGCCAACATGATGGCAACTATGCAAGCAGCTGCAGCCGGGGCTGGCATCGATCCTGAAATTCAATCCCCACAGATTGATATGCAACCACCGACTGTCAATCCATATCACGCAATGGGTTCGATGGCTCCGATGATGTATGCCCCAGGGAACATGCTGCCAGGATACAATTTTCCCGTGATGGTAAATCCGGAAGCTTGATTTCAAGAGTTATTAATCCGGATTGATAAATTGTTGCTATAATTTTTGTAATGGGACGGAAGTTCCAGGCCGGTAATGGCACGAACCTTGAAAATTGAATAAATTTTCCAGATTTTTTGGTCCATTACTACCATGGGTCTTCTAGATCCTGGTATCAGCTAAAAACTACGCTGTAATACCAACATGTTTATCGATAGCTAACTCAGATCCTGATAGGTTTTTCCTTTTAAGATTTGATAAACGGCTAAGTGATTACAATTGAAGTGATCCGCAATTTTTCGATAAGAAAACCCTTCGGCTCTCATCTGCTTCATTTGATTCACATCACTTTCTGAAAATTTTCTTAAAGTTTTTTTAGCCTTCCCTTTACTGGCGTAACCATTTTTAGAGTAACATCCAGCTTTTAACGCCCTGTTGTAGTTTTCTCTTTTTGTAACGACCTCAAGATTTTCAAGAGAATTATTTCTTTTGTTACCATCTTTGTGATCAACCTGAAAAGAATTGCTTCGGACTCCGTGACGAGTTAGATCTAAATTTAAAAAAGTTACTGCCATAAGAACATGTATGTGATAGCGTTTCTTCTCCTTCTCTTGGGAAATAGAAATTCTGTTGTACGTGCTCGTAGAACTAATGCTCAATTCAACAAAACCATTATCGGTTTTTTGATACGGCGTTCCGGTTTCATCTAAGTAAAGGTTTTCGAATCCAGGGACTAGTCTTGGCTCCATGTTGTATAAAAACAACTTGATTCCAAGTTAGCATGCCTTAACTGAGTAGTCAATGTTGTCGCCTAATCAGGTAACTGATTAGTGAACACCGGGTGAATTCAGGGAAGCCCTAACGTAAAGACGAGGGTAATCCTGAGCCAAGCCAACTAAGTTCGTAGTTGGAAGGTGCAGAGACTAGGCGGTGGATGACGCTTCATCCGTAATACGTCGTTAGCGCCCGGCACCCTACCAAGGGTGAAGAGATAGTCCACCCCTTCAAGAAATTGAAGATCAGGAGAACGACTTTCCCAAGCTGCTGGGCGCGGAGCTGTACCGTCCCCACCCAGCTTACATTGTGGAGATGGCAGCTGAGCCTGTCGTCGTCCATGATTTCACCAAACAGCCCGGTCAAACCGTTCAGTTAGACCGGTATCGTTTTTGGGGCAACCCTGGTACCAAGACTCAGCGTGAGCGCACCCAAGACCAAACGATTGGTACGGCCAACAGCCGCTCCATCGTTAAGGACAAGGTGCTTGTGTCTCTGCGTGAGTACACTGGCCCTGCTGACCCGAACAACGCCAACCTCCCGAGCACCTTTAAGATTGCTCGTGAGACCCTGATGACCGCTCAGCGCCTTCTGCTGGACACCGGGAACCTTAACATGTTCCACCAGTCCATCGGTTCGCTGACCCTGCTCGATGACTATCGTCGTTGGCGCGATCGCGTTTTCCTCGACGAGTTTTCGAAATCTGAAGCTCGCGGCGCGGCTTCGGATACCCAAGGCGGTTACTATTACCCCAACGGCAAAGTTAAGACTGGTTCGACCACTCTGACTGCCTATACCGCTACTGAGTACGCTTCCGAGCGTTACAAGTTTAACGTCAAGACCGACCTGCTGGAAGTTGTCAAGCAACTCCGCAAGCGGAACACCCCCGTGTTTGCTGACGGTTACTACCGTTGTATCGCTGACCCCTCCTTCATGAAGGATCTGCGTGCTGACCAGGGCTTCCGTGAAGTGGCTCG